TATGCGGTTTGCACCACTCCGGTGGCCGCATCAGCGGAAAGAAGTTTCTTCATAAAACTCCAAAAATAGGGGGCAGTTGCCCACCCCCTATTCTACACGGTTACAACGCAAAGTCTAGGTCGAACACACCGCCGTGGGCAGCTTCGTTCCGCATTTCCAGCGTTACCTCAACAATCAGTTGAGTACGCTCCGAGTCGCCAACCTTGGCAAGCTCGTTGGTCTGGAAAGGACGGAGATACGACATGGCTGCATACTCAGGATCAAGTACGAGCGCATCACGAGTCCGCATAAAGCGATCCGGCACGATCTGGAGAACGCCAAAGTCCGACTGGTACAGGTCAGCACCAGCAAGGATCGTTACATCACCAGAACCGGTGGTGTTGATACGATGCTGGGAAATACCCGTGAACCCAGAGACCTTCTGCTTACCAGCAGGAGGAACCACTAGCAGGCTGGGAGTGCCACCAGAGGTAAATACCTTCTGGACAACATCTTTCAGCATAGCCTCGGTAAAGGTGCGAACTGTTCCGTCTGTACGGGTTCCAGTACCATCCGCGGCAGAAGGATCAGCACCAGCAGTCGTGGCGGTCTGACGGTTGGTGTTGGTCTTGATCCAAGACAGCAGAGAAGCCAGGCGACGGGCCGTAGAAGCGTTACCAACGGCTTTAGCTTGGTTGGCGGTAATAACTGCCTCCATGTCGCGCTTGATCTCGGCAGAAGCCTTGGCAAGCTGATAAGCCTTCTCAGACTTACGGCCAGCCTTGTCTACAGCCTCAAGGGTTCCAGAGATACGAACAGTTTTCTGGAAGATTTGGGTCTGGTTGCCAAGACGAACAGTCGGCCCCATTGTGGCAGAGGTAGCGTCCTCACCTTCCACCGCGGCATTAGCAGTCGTAGCCGCAGCCAGCGAGTCGGTTTGCCACTCATGGTTGGTATTGGTTGCTTTGCCTTTTCCGATACTCGACATGATCGGGGTGTCTTGTGGGGAGATGTCATAGATAACATCGGTAAGGTCTTCACGAATGCCTTTGGCTTCGTAGGTGCGATAGATAGTCATTTCAATTTTCCTTTAGATCAATTTTTCAAAGATACGAGCCGCATCGTTCTTATTACCAGAACGCCGTAGCTGCTCGCGCAGTTTCTTACTTTCCTGTGTCTCTCTAGCCTCTGGCGTAGAGGTTCCAGGCCGCATCATGCGAGGTGCTTGGGTAACTTTCTTTACCGCTTCGCTTTTTCCCGCAGTCAGCTTGTCGTATTGCATAGCCTTATAAATAGCAGTTACCGCACGAGAATCGTAAACTTGGGCCAGTTCTTGATCTGTAAAACCCAGCTTCTTGGCATAGTTTCTAATGTCAGTTTTAATCGCCTGACTTTTTGCTGGATCAGCCATCTCAGGTATTGCCTCTTGCAACTTAGCTGCCTCAACTTGGAGGTGGGCCTGTAGCCTTTCCTGTTGTTCAGACTGTTGTTGCTGTGCAATCCTTTGCTGCTCCGCACGAACCGCTGCCAACTGCTTCTCACGCTCTGTCTGCTCCGCAACCTTCACGGCATAGCCGATTGGGTCTACTTCCTTCAGTGATGCTAAATCCTCTGCCGTATCTCCCTGGGAGAGCATCTGCTCAATCACTTGGAGACGCTGGGCATAGGTGTCTCGGAGTTTCGCTGCATCCTCAATCTTTTGGCGCTCGGCCTCTACTGCCTTCCGAGTCTCCGCAATCTCTTGGGTTTTGCGAGTGTAATCAGCCGTCCTAGAGTAACCCTTAAGCAACTCATCCAGCGGAACCTCTAACTCCTCCTTGCCTACTTTTACCTTGTAGGTGGGGGTTCGTTCTTCTGGTTCGTCACCCTCCTCGTACTCTTGCGAGTCCTCAGATTCGTACTCCTGTTCAACCACTTCAGTTTCTTGGTTCTCTGGCTCCTCTGGTTGGGCTTGCGCCTCCTGCGGTTCCATCAGACTGAGAAACGACTCAGCGGCTTGGCTAACTGTCTTTGCACTCCCTTGCGGGTTGGTGTCTTCCATGACTACTCCTGTGGTTAAAAAATTCTCCAGCGTTTCTTATCTATCTCGGTCTGTGCCGCAATAGATTCAAGTGACGCTACAAACTCCTGTATGGCTCTGTGCTTAACCAGACTCCTCTCTCTGAGGTCTATGTCTGTCTCCGCACTATTCAGAATGTTGTAAATATACAACTCTTGTTGCGCTTTTACAACATCTTGGAAAAACTCGTCGTTTAGAAGGTTTTGCGCTCTTGCTGCTTTGTTCAAATCCTTTGCTCCCCAGGAATCTCTACATTACCAGTGATTTCAGCGCCAACCTTTGCGGCTTTCATTTGGGCCTCTGCCTGGAACTCCGCAATCTTCAGTTGCAGGGTCGCCTCGGCCTTTTCCCTGGAAAGCTGGATTTCAGCCGCAGCCTTCTCCCTAGCCAACTGTATGTCTGCCTGAGCTTTCAACTGTTGTACTTGGATGTCTGCCTGCGCCTTAGCCTGTGCTGCCTGCACCTGAGCCTGTGTCTGGGCCATCAGAGCCTGTGCAGCGGGGTCTTGTGGCGTGGCCTGCGCTGCCATCGCCTGCTCTGCCTCGGGCGGTAATTCTCGGAAAAATTCAGCGGAATCGACAAAACCAGCAGCTTCGACAAATCTGCCCAGCGTGGATCGATATTGTGATGCGCTAACCAGAGCTTGACCAATTGCACCCGATCCAAGTAGCTGCTCCTGTTTCTGCAAAACCATCGCGAGCATTGCCAACTGTTGCTCTCTGGTTCCTGTTCCAAGGCCGACGTTCACCCGCACATCGTACTGAGTCTTCCACTGCCGCGGGTCTATCTCTACATACTTCCCTGATAGCCGCAAGATTCTGGTCTTGTTCTGGTATTTCGTTACTAGATGCAGGATGTTTAGGAATAGCTCCCGCACCCCTGTTTCGGCAAATGTCCTGGCGATAAGTTCAATCCTGCCCGCCGCAGCGTTTTGCATTGCCGCAATAGCCGCCGCCGTGGTGTTTTGCAGGATATTTGCATCTAACCCTTGGCTGTTCTGGTTTATGCCCGTCCGCTTCTGTTGTACCTGATCCAAATATTCCAGCATCGGAAAAGACTGACCAGCCACCGGAGCGACAGTCAACTGCTGCACCGCTTGGGGATTCTTCACCCGCACGATTCCACCAGGCGTGACGGTAAGTAAATCGTCTAGGTTGCATTGGCCATCGACGGCCATCACCCGAGCGTTGTTAGTCAGATAAAGGTTATCCAGTATCTGACGGGTAATAGTGGACTTGATTAGCTGAAGGTCTAACACCCTGTCCGCAAGGCTATGCCCAAAGAACTTGTGCGGCATCGGAATCGGGCAGATAGAGCAAAATGGGTTGTAGTCTATCTCGTCGTTCTCAAGAATCTCTGAGCCTGCATAAAACACCCTGCGGAGTTCCGCAATCCCATCGCCGTCATAGTCCGTCCGAATGTAGCACTCAAATGTCTCTATCTCCTGCATGGACTTATCCACAGTCTCGCGGTCTAGCGGCTGCTCTCCTTGGGAGTACCGCGCCACCCGTTCTGGGGTAAACGTCAGGTCTTCATAGGTGGGCAGGTTATCCACAATGTCGCCGGAGAAACCCATCGCCATCAGTTCTGACCGCGTAGTGAGTTTTCTGTGGGCAGAGAAGGGTGAGTCCGCAATGGTTCTCGCCTTCTTACTGATAATAAATTCCTCTGGCGGTACGTTTTCCACCCGCACCTGGCCGAAACTCCGAACCTTTTTGATCTTCACATCGTAGGCAAAAATCGGAACCAGCGTCTCTATAGGCTGCCCAGTAAGCGGGTCTTGCGTAATCTGCGGAATCTCGCCGACCTGTTTTTCCTCCTGCTCGACGATTTCTACAGTCTCGTCTTGCAGCATAAGAGCAACTTCCTGCTCGGTGAGGTCTTGGTATTCCTCTGTCTGGATGTCCTTCTGGTCATCCCACCAGACCTTTATGATTCCGTTCTTCTGTAACAGTGCGTCCTTAAACCAGATGTTGAGTACAGAAAACCCAGGGTTATCCCTATAAAAAACATAGTTCAGATATTCCGTGATCTGCTTGGCTAACTGTTCGTCTCCTGGCCCTTGTGGTTCCGCACGAACTATCTCATCGCCCTGAGTGAAAACACGCAGCAGTGCGGGTAAAGCAGCATCTACAGACTCCGCAACTTCGCCGGTAACAATCTGGCTCCGTCCCTCGACCTCGTTTCCGTAGGGTTCACGGTTGTAGAACTGTAAAGCCTTCCTGCGCTGCTCTGTAGTCTCTGTCTCTATGTATCCCAGCGCATTTTCAATCTCAGCCTCTAGGATCGCTTTTAGCCGTGTGTCTTCCATGTCAGACAATCCATTTCGTAGTAACTGTTAAGGGTTTGCCCCAAGTGGTATTTGTATCCATGCCGCAAGCCAGATAGCGAAAGCTGTCACTGCCGTGAGAACTCCAATCATGCAGAGGCTTGTCATAAAAAACAGTTCGCTTCTCGTCATATTCCCTCCGATAGTTTCTCAAACAGTCCAGACCCTGCTTAACCTGGGGTATGTTAAACCAGCACCGCGGGAGCATCCTTCTCACCGCCTGTATGCCATCGTCTACCCCTAGCCTGGGTACTACAGTGCAATCTAAGCCAGCCTCTCTGAGAACCTCTAAACGGCTTTTGCCAGTCCCTAGCTCTCGCACCTCTACATCGTGGGGGAGAAGATGGTTTGCTTTGTGCCAGTTTCTGTTTGTCAGTTCCCGCACATACCAGTCTAGCCCTACACCGTGATTCTCAATATAGTCGAGGAGCCGGACTTCTTGGCCCGCGAGTTGAGCAACCCATATTGCCGTAGAGTCGCCCATCCCCAAATCCCACGCCGCATAGGTTTTGCACAAGTCATCCCTTGGGATTTCCCCAAACCTCTCTGGCGCGAGGTCGTTAAGAATAGCCCCGTAGTAACTGCCTTCCACTGCCGCATGAAACGAACACTCAAACTCTTGGTTGTACTTGTCATCGCCCATTTCCTTGCGGGCAGCATCCAGTTCCTCTTTCGGAACGATTCCAGTGTCAGAAGCCCTAAACTCCAGCAGCGACCAACTCTGCTCGCTTTCGGCACGGTCTCTAAGGTCTTTGAAATGGTTTGCTCCTTTGGGAGTTCCGATAAACATTGCCCAGCCCTGCCTGTCCGCAAGAGCCGGTCTAATAATTTCATTCCAAACTTTCGGGTTCATATCCCCGACCTCATCCAGCACTACCCCGTCGAGATAGATTCCCCGCAGGCTGTCTGGATTGTCCGCACCGTAGAGGCTTATGCGCCTATCCCAGAAGTCCACCCGCAACTCGGCAATGTTCGCCTTGCGCTCTAGTGGCTCTGTGTACTTTAAGAGGTAATCCCAGGCGACCCGCTTGGCTTGGGTGTACGTTGGGGCGATATAGGCATAACGCGGAGATTCCCGTTTGCATTGCAGCGCAGCCTTAAGCAGGTGGTTGATTGCCGCAACAGTTTTGCCAAACCTTCTGTGGCAGACTGCAACGCTAAATCTGTGAGTATCAACTGCCTCATGGATTGCAAGCTGATGCTCCCTTGGTTGGTAAGGAATCGTGATTACTTTATCCACGAAAACCCAATGTTGAAAGGTTGGTCAGGATCGCCAACCACCTTCTGCTCTATTGGAGCCAGCCTAGCGTAGAACCTGTAGAACTCAGTCTTATTCTTGGGATCTGATTTAGCCCAGTTGACCATTTCTTCTAGGCCACCTAGCTCATCAAAGACCGCAACGATGTTTTCCTTTACCTGCTTGGGGATCTTGTTAGTCGCCCCTTTGGGTCTGCCTGCTCCTGCTCTAGAGCCGCCCCAGCTTGATTTTGCTTCCTCTAAATTTTCATGTTCCATTTGGTCGAATCCTTTACGGGTGTTCGTAGTGTTGCTATTTTACAACAGTTCTACCATTTCACCTTATCAGCCCAGTACGCCGCAGACATCTTGCCCTTAGCGATATTCGCCGCGTGTCTGGCCTTAAATGACTTTCTGCGGGCCTTGTCTGATTCCGATTCCCCTTTCTTCGCAGGAGA